TCGCGATCAGTTGATGAACGTCTGATCAAGCCAGCGCCTCTCACTAGTGATATTGTCCACCAATTTGTGGACACAGGAGTGTGGAAAACATACAAACAACTGTCGGCCGCCAGGGCGTCATCCCTGGTGCGCAATGCACCACTCAATATATCTCTCCCCCACCCTACGAAACCCATTGAGGAGAGCTGTGTCCATGACCTTTTGACAAATGGTTATACATATACCACCAACAGAGTTCCTACAAGCACTTTCGAGGAGCTACTCGAACAAGCGAAGCGCAAAAACGATTCCACAGCCGTTACCAAGCTCATGGCGACCATGCAAGACGACATGCCACACGCAACCGTTTTCACGATGAACAACAACCCTGTTCGCGTGGACCCGAACACTGGCTTGCTCTGCAAGGGCCAATTCCGAGCTCAAGGAATGATCAAAGGAGAATGCCCAGGGAAACTGGCTAACTCCGTCTGTCGCATCGTCATCAACTTCAAATGTCAAGGGTTGACAGTAACAAAAGAAGTTGGGCTCACAGGAAAACACTTGCTTATGTCGGAAAATTCCGGCACGGTCATCGGGCACACACCCGGCGAAGAGTCAGAAATGATCTCTCAACTCGCCGCTGGTTTCCCCGTCGATCGAAGAATCGCGAGCAGCAAAACCAGCTTGTGTCCCTTCCTGTACACGCCTGCCCATCCGGCTTTGACAACATCGCCGAATTCCCTCAAGTTACTAACACTCCTTGGCTTTGAAAACCCCGCTCAATGTTACACCCAAGCAACAGCCGAAGTCCTACTCCAGGACCACATCTTCGAGAACCCCGATTTCTCAGACGCGCTGTTGACCATGTCGTCTTCTTTGCTGTCTAGCGCTGATTTCAGTGCTTTTGACGCTTCGCAAAACGGCCTCGTCACGGGTGTGATTTTCCGAGAACTCTACAGCCAAATTTTTCAGATCAACGCAGCCAACCGCCAATCGATTATGGAAGAGCTCATGGCTGGAGCCCGTGTGGCCGTCGATGCTTATGACAGCATGGAAGGCTCCAAGCACGGGAGTTTTTGTCCCAGGATCCTGACCCCAGATGGTCGCTCCAACGGAAATCTGTCTGGCAACGGACGGACAACCTTCAAGAACAACATCGTTAATTCGATCGTTAGTTACAGAGCAATCCATCTGTTCCTGATTGACCTTCGTTTGAAGCTCATCAGCACTGCCAGGAAACAAAGCATTCGGGCTGTCTGCCCGCCGCTGGCCCTTTTCGACAGCGGTGAGACAAGCAAGAAACAGATTGACGACGCCTTAATCGGCTGCTGTCCACTTCTATTCCCACACATGTTTCTCGTCTCCGGCGACGACAACGTGACGTGCTGTCCCATGACGTACGTTCACATCGCCGCTGAAGAGATTTCCATGAAAGTGGGCTTGGAATGCCCCCTGTTTCGAGACTCAACCAACCCGTACTGCCAGGAGATAAACTTTCTCGCAAAGAAGCACCACTTCGTTTACGAACCAACGTCAAATACGCTGGAAAAAGTGTGTTCGTACCCAATCGTACTTCGGGCTATGCGCAAGATGGTCACATCAGCACCACACCGCTATCCCCGAAACCACATTGGAGCCGCCTACCTTGGCGCAGCTCTCGGACGGTTTGTTCAGGCAAGCCAGCCAGGAGGTCCCGGTCCAGTCCCGGTCCTCTTTGAGCTCACCATGGCCATGGCCTCCTTAGGACTCTCACTCCTCACATGGTCTCAACCGAACAAACAATCAGCAGATTCGTCCGCTGAAGTTCGAGCCATCATGGCGAAGCTCGTCCAAGACAACCCAGGCGCCGTATCGGTTTACGCTGATCGGGGTATTTCCGACGTTGACAGGTTGGGATACCTCGGCCGGCTCATCGAGACGGTCTCTGTCAACGCTGGGTGTGTCACAGACGAATTCAACAACATCCCTCTCGTCGGTCAACGGTTCTACTACGTTGAATCCGGTGAAACATCGGCCAGGAACCTCCCAATTTCTTTCGGAGACGGATCGTCCATGGACTTTCTCGTCGCTCACGACTTGATGATGGAGGGCTTTGACCAAGAACAATTGTTCCGTTTCACTGAAAGCGTGAGGGCTGCCACCTACGCCGTTGCAGACGGCGTTGGACACATTCCCCCAAGTGTGATCTTCCACCTCCTGGAGAACTGCCCGGAGTGCACGTCAGAAATGTCTGACCTGTTGGAAGTCGCAAAAAGGAATGACTTCTCCATGTTCCACAGCGAACCGGTCATCCCTGGCCACCACGCCAAACGGCTCACGGTTGAGATCGTACGCCCCGACACCCCCTCTTCCACGCCATCTGCTCCGGCATCCACAATTTCCGACACAGATTCGACCGAAGTCGATCGCAAAGTCGGCCGCAAGCAGAACAAGCGAGGAGAGTGGGTTAACGAGGGCAAGACTGAGTACAAGAAGCGAATGAAAAAGCTTCACAGTATATCCCACAACAAATCGGAGCAGTTTTACAACCTCTCCATGGCACAAATGGTTTCCCCACAGGATTTATCCCGTGGGTCAGCGAGCCCCGACATGAGCAATGCAATGCTCTCGGAGGCTTCAACATCTAGTTCTTCTTCTAGCAACACTGTCAACAGCCCCCCGCGGCCTCGTCTCTAGAGACGACCGCCCCCTCCCTTGCAAGCCCATCAACAGTATTTGGTCGTCACTGTTGATGAATAGGGTAGTACGAGATGATGTTTATCTCGTCCCCGGCATCGGCCAACTAAACAATTCCAG